TGCAACTACAAGTTCAATTTCAAAATTTAGTGGAATATATAGAGTGTTAAGAGTAGAAAGTTTTTTCCAACGCGGCAGATTTACACAAAGCTTAAAAATGGTTAGATTAATGGGGCAAGAAATTCCAGCACCAACAAAACCATCGTTGACATTTACTCCTGGAAATCCGTTTGTAGGTCCAACAGTAATATCAGATGACGGGTCAACTCTAACAACATATGATGATGGGTCAACACTGGCAGTTGGTACTGACGGCAGCAGAACATCAACACCGGCAACAGATAGAGATGTATTACCGGGAGGCACTATCTAATGCCAGAAGAAATAAGAGACCTGCCCGGCGGTCAAAAAACTAGCCCGGGTCCTTATCTAGCAAAGATTGTCAGTCATCTAGACCCAACATATATGGGCATTCTAGAAGTGCAGTTATTGCACGAAGTAGGCAATGACGAAGCTAGAACAGGCCAATTACACCAGGTAAAATATCTGAGTCCGTTTGCTGGACAAACTAATGTTGACTTTGTGGGTGAAGATCCAGACGACTACGACAACACACAAAAGAGTTATGGATTCTGGTTTGTTCCTCCAGATGTTGGAACACTGGTAATGGTGATATTTGTTGACGGCGATGCTAAACAGGGTTACTGGATAGGATGTGTTCGAGACAATGCTATGAATTTTGCAGTACCGGGACATGCTGCCACTGAGTTTAATTTAGACGAAGAAACTAACTCGAGACACGGTGATGCAAAACGTTTACCCGCAGCTGAATATAATAAAATAGCACAGGCTACAACAGCCGATCCTACAGCCATTCTTAAACCTTCTTCTCCACTGAAGACAGCTTTAGACACTCAGGGATTGTTAGAAGATGACACTAGAGGTATTACTACCAGTAGTGCTCGTAGAGAAATTCCTAGTTCAGTGTTTGGTATCAGTACTCCAGGACCTGTAGATAAACGCCCCGGCGCCAAAAAAGCCAAAGTAGGTAAAGCAGAGCACAAAATTGCTGCGGCTTTTGTAAGTCGACTAGGCGGAACTAGTTTTGTCATGGACGACGGCGACGACAAATTTTTAAGACGAACTACAGCCAGCGAAGGTCCGCCAGATTATGCTGCTGTTGAGCAAGATGAAATAGATGGCTTACCAGATGCTCCTCACAATGAACTATTCCGTATTCGTACAAGAACAGGACATCAAATTCTGTTACACAACAGTGAAGATTTAATCTACATCAGCAACAGTCGAGGCACAAGTTGGATTGAATTAAGCAGTGATGGAAAAATAGATATCTATGCTGAAGACAGCATAAGTGTACATACTAAACAAGATTTTAACTTTTATGCTGATAGAGATTTTAACATAGAAGTTGGTCGTAATTTTAATTTAAAAGTAAAAGAGCGACACCAAACAGAAGTAGGTACAGATAAAATTTGTATTGTAAATGGAAAAGTTACAATTCAAGTTGATGGAACAAAAGACGAAACTGTAACTGGAGCAGTGGCACAATCGTTTGCAGCTACTTTGGATGTCACAACAGGCGGTGCTGTTAATGTAACAACAGGCGCAGATCTTAACCTTAATGTAGGCGGAGCAAGTGTAGTATCTAGTTCTGGCGACTTTACAATTAAAGCGGCAAATACAGCTATAGACGGCGGAAATATTAATTTTAACTCAGGCATTGCTGAGGATGCAGGACCCGCAACACCTGCAACGCCACCTGAGCCGTTGTCTACTTTTGAAAACCCAGATGAAGCAGACGGAACATTACCAGAAAGCATTATGTTGCGTATACCCACACATGAACCGTGGCCGCATCATGAGAATTTAGATCCGCTGAACTTTAAACCAGAACTCACCGATAGAGAAGCCGGCGCAGCTATTCCAGTGCCAGATTACTGGAAAAAATACAGTACAATAACGGATACTTTTGCTAAAATACAACCTCCTGGCCAAGAAGGTTTAGAAGAGTAAATACTATACTATGACAGCTAATCAAAAACTCTACGATAAAATTGTTGTTAACGGTCCAGCCGGCCGTCCTAATGTGCCCGGTTCAAAAACCTACAAAGGTTTCAGCACAATTAGCGGAGACAGCAAGAGTTTTGCCTTGTTTGATCTTGCATTGATCAAACAAGATTTAATCAACCATTTTCACATAAGAATGGGAGAAAGATTAGAACAGCCTGAATTTGGTACTGTGATCTGGGACTTGATATTTGAGCCACTCACAGAAGATATTAAAGAAATTATTGTTAAAAACGTTGAAACAATCATTAACTATGATCCAAGAATTGTAGCGCAGAGTGTTACTGTCACTGCGTATGAAACAGGCATACAGATAGAATGCGATCTTGTTTACTTGCCTTATAACATTCAAGAATCTCTTCGTTTACGATTCGATGAAGCCAACGGTCTACTAGGGTAATTAAATACTCACATAATAAATTTCAATAAATATCTGTATAATGGGAAACAGATATGTCAGCAACCGATCGCCAAAATAGACTTTTAGTAGCAGAAGACTGGAAAAGAATTTACCAAAGTTTTCAAAACGCAGATTTTCAAAGCTACGACTTTGAAAACCTTCGCAGGGTAATGATCAGTTACATCCGTGAAAACTATCCTGAAGATTTTAATGATTACATTGAAAGTTCTGAGTACCTTGCTCTAATTGATCTTATAGCCTTTTTAGGACAAAGCATAAGTTTCCGCACGGATCTAAATGCTCGAGAAAACTTCCTAGAGCTGGCAGAACGCCGCGAGTCAGTGCTACGTCTAGCTAGATTATTAAGTTATAAAGCCAAAAGAAATGTGCCTGCTAGCGGGTTTTTAAAGTTTACTTCAGTAAGTACAACACAGATTGTCTACGACAGCAACGGCAGAAATTTAACAGGGCAGACAATTAGCTGGAACGATCCTGCAAACCCTAACTGGTACGATCAGTTTATCAAAATAATAAATGCAGCCTTGCCAGCAACACGAAAGTTTGGCAATCCTGATGCAAAAGACACAATCTACGGTATACCTAGCGAACAATATAGATTCCAAGGTGCTAATACTGATGTACCTGTTTATAGTTTTACTAAAACAGTAGACGGTCGTAGCATGACATTTGAAGTAGTAAGTACAGCGTTTAGTGGCGAGTCTGAAATCTATGAAGAACCTCCAAGTATTGCTAATCGTTTAAGTTTTATCTACAGAGATGACGGCAAAGGCAATGGCAGCTCTAACACAGGATTTTTCCTACATTTTAGACAGGGCACATTAAATCAAGGTACTTTTGCAGTTACACAGCCTGCTACCGACGAAACAGTAGATGTTGATGCAGTTAACATCAACAATAACGATGTTTGGCTTTATAAGTTAGATCAAAACGGTATTGAAAACGAATACTGGGCACAAGTTCCTAGCTTTGAAGGCAACAATATTATCTATAATAGTTTAAACAAAAGCATACGAAATATCTACGGTGTAGTCACTAGAGCCAACGACAAAATTAGTCTAGTGTTCAGTGATGGTGTATTTGGTAATTTACCTCTAGGAACTTTTAGAGTATATTATAGAACAAGTAACGGATTAAATTATACTATCAATCCTAAAGATGTAAAAAATATCACAATTGATATTCCTTATGTAAGCAACACCGGACAGCTTGAGACAATGACAGTAACTTTAGGATTACAAAGTTCAGTGTCTAATTCAAGTCCTGCTGAAACCAACGACAACATCAAAGCTCGTGCTCCTGCAACTTATTATACGCAGAACAGAATGATTACTGCTGAGGACTATAACATTAGCCCATTAAGCGTAAGTCAACAAATTGGTAAAATTAAAGCAGTTAATAGATCAGCCAGTGGCATCAGTCGCTATTTTGATCTAGTTGATCCTACAGGCAAATATTCAAAGACAAATTTATTTGCTGACGACGGCATTGTTTACAAACAAGAATACATTGACAGTTTTAAATTTTCTTATGCAACTAGAACAGACATTGAAGCTGTAATTTATAATCAAGTTACTGATAATTTAAAATTAACAAACTTAAAACATTTTTATTATAGTAAATTTGACAGACCAAATACTTCTGAATTAGGTATTAAATGGATTATTAAAACTTCTGATACTAATCAAGTTACTGGTTATTTTAAAGATGACATCACAACTACAATACAGAAAGTAGGAACATTTGCCACTGGTACTAACACACTAAAGTACATCACTGTTGGATCGTTGTTAAAATTTAGAGCTCCGGCAAACTATTACTTTGATAAATCAAATAATAATAAATTAGTGTTGGGCAATCCAACAAGTACTAACGCAACACAAATTTTGTGGACAAAGGTAGTGGCAATTTCAGGTGATGGTACTTCTGGTGGCACCGGTGAACTAGTAGACGGTTCTGGTCCTATTGTACTCAACGATATTATTCCTTCAGCTTACAACAAAACAACATCAACCACTGAGTTGCAGACAGCTCCTCAGTTAGAAGAAATTATTCCAGCATGGAAAACTGCACTAGACAGTGCCACAGTAGCTTCTATGGTTGATTTAATTTTTGCAAATAAATCATTTGGTCTACGATATGATTCAGAATCACGTTCTTGGAAAATTATTATCAGCAGTAACCTAAACACAATTAACGTGTTCAGTCTAGGACGAGCAGGCGACGCAACAAATCAAAATGTTGATTCAAGTTGGTTGCTGTTGTTTAACACAGACAGCGAGCAATACACAGTTACTTCTCGATTAGTTAGATATATCTTTGAAAGCAACCAGCAGGTAAGATTCTATTTTGATTCTAGTGATAAAATTTATGATTCAAGAACTAACACAGTGGTCAAAGACAAAATTAAAATTTTAAGTATAAACACACAGCCAAACAACATTACATCTTTTACCTATGATAGAGACTGGGAAGTTACCGAAGAGTTTAAAGGACTTGACGGATACATTGACACTAAAAAAATTCAAATCACATTCAGCGACAGTGACGATGACGGTATAGTTGATAATCCTAATTTGTTCGAAGAGATAGTTCCAACAGTGACTATTCCTCCTGTAAAGAATCAATTTATTGTATTAGAAAAGTACGTAATAACACAGGGACAAGAAGACTACAGATTTATATCAAACGATGATGATAAAATTTTAATTCGTCAGAATAAACTATCTGTAAGCTCTGGAGACCTACAAAAGTTAGGCAGTTATTTTTATTTTGTTGAAGAAAATTTTGTTGCACAATTAAATGCAGATGATGTATTTGAACCTAGTTTAAATTATAAAGTCTATGCAGGAAGAAGCGGATTAAAATTTCAATACATTCATAACGCTGACTACGAAGCAAGAATTGATCCTGGATTAACAAATCTAATTGATATCTATGTGTTGACCAAAGAGTATGACATTCAATATCGCCAATATATAAACGGTTCAAAAACTGTAGAGCCTTTAGCTCCTAGCAGTGATGAATTGTTTAATTTGTTAAGTCCTGAATTAAACAAAATTAAATCTATCAGCGATGAAATTATCTATCATCCTGTAAAGTATAAAGTTTTATTTGGTAGCAAAGCTACTTCAGATGTACAGGCTACATTTAAGGTTGTTAAGAATGATGAAATTGTTATCAGTGATAACGATATTAAATCTAGAGTTCTTACAGCCATAGCTGAATTCTTTAGTTTAGAAAATTGGGAATTTGGAGACAATTTCTATTTTAGCGAGTTGTCAACTTATGTAATGAATAGACTTTCACCAAACATTGTAAACTTTATTGTTGTGCCAAAACAAAGTGATTTAAGTTTTGGTAGCTTATATGAAATAAGAAGCGAAAAAGATCAATTATTCATCAATGGCGCTACAATAGATGATATAGAAATTATAACAGCTATTACTGCAAGTAAAATTAAAAGTGCAGGTCAAATTGCCGTTGAATCAACACTGGCAAGCAAACAGTCTGTAAACAGCTCAGGGAGTAACTAATGGCATTCACCAATGATCAAAACGAGCCAAAATTGCCAATTTCAAATTCTGAAAAACGTAATTCTTCAGATCTATTACCTAGATATTATAGAACAAATAGTAATAAGAAATTTTTACAGGCAACGCTTGATCAACTTATTCAACCCGGTAGTGTTAGAAAAATTAACGGCTATATGGGCCGTCAAACAGCTAAAGCTGTAAAAACTGATGACATCTTTGTAACAGCAGTAGATACAGTACGACAAAATTATCAGTTTGAACCGGCTGCAATTATTCAAGACTATCTAGGTAATACAACATTCTTTAAAGACTACATTGATCATATTAATCATATTGAAACAAATGACGGTATTGTAAGTAACCATAATAGATTAAACAGTCAGGAGTTTTATTCATGGGATCCGCATATCTGTTGGGATAAGTTTGTTAATTATCAACAGTACTATTGGTTGCCATTTGGTCCCAGCACTATTACAATTTTTGGTGCCGATAAAGCAATACAAAGTACCTATACAGTTGAAGGTGTTGACGAAACAGATAATGTAGCTTATCTTTTTACGCCTAACGGCCTTACAAGAAATCCAACACTAAAATTATTTAGAGGTCAAACTTATAATTTTGAAATTAATGCACCTGGCCATCCTTTCAGTATTAAGTCAGCAAGATCGGGCGGATCTAACGATAGATATGTTAAAGGAGTTACTGGTATTGCAGTACAAGAAGGTATTATTACGTTTGAAGTACCACTTGATGCACCAAACGTATTATTCTATGTTAGTGAAAATTCAGTAGACACCGGCGGAGTCTTTCAAATATTAGATATTGAAGAAAACACAGTTATTGATCTTAATGCAGATTTTTTAGGAAAAAAAGAATACATTATTCCTAACGGTACCGCAGAAGGTCTGCGTGTTAGTAACGGAATGAAAGTAAGATTTGGTGGGGAAGTTATTCCTAGCAATTACGCCGACGGCGCATATTATATCGAAGGTGTTGGTACTGCTATACGAATAGTAGCAGAGCGTGCCCTTGAAATAAGATCAACATTCTCAGCAGATAAAAGTATATTGTTTGATGATACACCGTTTGATCAACTGCCGTTCAGTGAAGTTGGAACTTATCCAGTGAGACCTGACTATGTAACAATTAGTAGAACAAGTCCTGATCAAAATCCATGGTCTCGTTATAATCGCTGGTTCCATCAAGATGTTATTATCGCCAGCGCCCAAGTAATAGGTGAAGAACCAAATTTAGATCAAAATTTTAGAGCTACTAGACCTATTATTGAATTTAGACCAGGTATTAAATTATTCAACTACGGTCATGCGGCTAAAACTCCAGTTGATGTAATTGATACTTTTACCAAAGACATTTTTAGTACTATCGAAGGAAGCCTTGGCTATAACATAGACGGCATAGATCTAATACAAGGTATGCGTGTCCTGTTCACCGCAGACACCGATTCGTTAGTAAAAAATAAAATTTATAAAGTTAATTTTATTGATGTAACACCTCAAACTTCAGAACTGTTGTTTGATGCCACACAAGTTAATCCTGCTTTAAACACTATCACGTTTGGTGCTAATCACGGCCTCACAGTAAAAAGCAGAGTAGTTTACAATAACGTTACATTAGACTCGGTCCCAGGACTTACTCATAGACAAGTATATTATGTAAATGTCATTGATGCAGTAACTATCGAATTATACACTAAACCTGACCTTTCTGTAAGAGTAGATATATTGGCCAAGGGAGAAGGTACGCATAAATTTGAATTATTCAAGTATCCGCGTAAGCAAATTTACCTAGAAGAAACTCAAGATTCTTCTCCTGTGGAATATGAAACTGTTACAGTTAATTTAGGAATACAGAATCAATCTAAAACATTTTGGTTTGATGGAACAAGTTGGAAAGCTGCCCAGGAAAAAACAGCAGTAAATCAGGCTCCGTTGTTTGATATATTTGACGACAGCGGTGTAAGCTTTTCTGATCTTACAAAATACAGCGGATCTACCTTTGCCGGTAATAAGATTTTTTCTTATAAAACAGGTGTTGGTTCTGTAGACACAGTATTAGGGTTTGCCTTAACCTATCAAAATATCAATAACATAGGCGACATCTTATTCAATTTTAACCTAGCATCCGATCCTGAATTCAAATACAAACTAGGATCTAGTTTAATTTCTAAATCGATTAGCAATGGCTTTCTCAAAATAATTGATAATTTAGACAGTATTAAGTATGAAAACGGCTGGATTAAAAATGTATTGTCCAACGTGCAGCCTATTGTAAGAACTTATAAAAATGAAACTAAAACAGTAGTTGACGAAAATGGTGTAAGATCTACAGTGTCAATAGTAAACGATTTTCCATTAGATGTTTTTGATACTAAAGATGGACTAGAAGATTTATTAGTCAAAGTTTATGTTAACGGTACACGATTAATTCCGTCAAAGTTTTCTATTGTTGATGACGTTGTTTACAAACTAGTAAGATTGACCACAGATGCTGTTGACTCAATGGTTACTATAGAATGCTTTACAAAGAAACATAAAAATCAAAACGGCTATTATAAATTACCAATTAATTTAGAAAATAATCCGTTGAACAACAACATTCAAGACTTTACCCTTGGTGAAGTAATTGATCACGTTGACTCTATCATTGGTAACAATCCGTTGGTATTTTTTAATAACGGCCCTAAAGCAATCTTAAGAGATGCTGGACGATTAAGCGAATACGGAACAAGATTCGTACAGCATACAGGTCCAATGAACCTTTCTTTATATCATCTTGGTAATAAGTCTGCTAACCTACTCAAGGCATTAGATACTGCACGTACTGACTATGCACAGTTTAAAAGAGCATTTATTATTGCTGCATCTGACAGTGGTTTTGATGCTGAGCCAAGAAGACACGTAGATTTTATATTGCAAAATATGTTTGCAAATAAACCTAAATCTAGTCCTTATTATCTTTCTGATATGTTCGGGTATACCGCAGCAAATCGTACAGAATACACAGTATTAGATGCTAGAACTACATCGTATCCTTTAAGTCAATTGTTTAATTTAAAAACATTGTCTAATCGTGCTGTCGGAGTATACCTTAATGATGTTCAATTAGTACACGGTCGAGACTATGTATTTGGAGACACTGAGTTTGTTACACTCCTAGCAGAGTTAAGCGAAAACGATATTATTGAAGTATATGAATACGAATCAACTGATGGATGCTTTGTACCACCTACTCCTAGTAAGCTAGGATTGTATCCATTATTTGAACCTTCAATCTATGTTGACGACACATACATTGAACCAGTCAAAGTTATACAAGGACATGACGGTAGTATTACTATTGCGTTTGATGATTATAGAGACGATTTAATTTTAGAATTAGAAAAACGAATTTTTAACAATGTAAAAGTATCTTATGATACTGAATTGTTTAATATATTCAATTATATTCCAAGTTACAGTAGAGAAAATGATTATACAGTAGATGAATTTAATTCAGTACTATCAAAATATTTTTATCAATGGACTCTTAATATTCAAGAAGACTATTCTCGTCCGTTGTTCTATGACAGAGAAAATGCGTTTACTTACAATTATAGAGATCATGTAGCACCTGATGGTAGACTTGCACCTGCATATTGGAGAGGAATATACAAATGGTTCTTTGATACAGACACGCCTCATCTTACACCTTGGGAATCATTAGGATTTTTTATTGAACCAATTTGGTGGCAAGATGTCTACGGACCTGCTCCATATACTAGCGATAACCTAGTTTTATGGGATGACCTTAAAGAAGGTCTAATTAGAGAGCCTGGTAAACCTCCTAGACTTAACAAACAATTTGCTAGATTAATTTTAGACCAAGGTCCGCCAGCTGACACTAATGGAATTTTACTTGATCCGTTAAACGCAGGCTATGTAGCAGGACTAATGCAAAATTCAACAGATTCTTTTTATGTCTTTGGCGACCAAGGCCCTGTTGAAGCTGCTTGGAGAAAAAGCAGTTATTATCCATTTGCATTAATTAGTACAATACTATTGTTAAAACCAAATGATATCCTTGGACGATGCATAGACCGAAGCAGGATTGTAAAAAATAATACTGGCCAATTAGTGTATTCTGAAACTGGCCTTCGTATTAGATTACAAGATCTTATTTTTCCTTCTGTTGCTGATGAAGTAGAAACAGACAGAAGATTTACTTCGGGGCTAGTAAACTATGTTGTTGAATATCTTACTAGTAAAAATACAGCAAGATTAACCCAATACAAATATGATCTAGCATCGTTGACTAATAAAATGTCAACAAGATTAGGATCTTACACTAATAAAGAAAAATTTAAAATTCTATTAGACAGCAAAACTCCAACCAGTGCTGGCGGAGTTTTTGTGCCTGAAGAAAATTATTCAGTTAGTCTTAATACATCAAGTGCTATAAGAAAAGTAATTTACAGCGGTATATTGATTACAAGATTTAGTAACGGCTACGAAGTAAAAGGTTATAATACTCAAAATCCTTACTTCATTGTTTACAAGTCTAAATTAGTAGACAGGGTGATTAAAGTTGGTGGCATCAGTGAAAGTTTCCTTGAGTGGAAAGCAGGAGAAATTTATACTTCTGGCAAAATTGTAAGATATAATAATTTATATTACAGAGCAAAAACTACTCACACTGCTTCAACAGAGTTTGATGATCGCCTGTATGCTAGACTTGCAGAACTACCAATTATTGGCGGTAGAGAAATAGAGTTAAAAAAGAATTTTAATGCTAACAATGTTGACAAGATACCATATGGCAAAAGAATTGCAACAGTACAAGAAGTAGTTGACATCATCATGGGCTACGGTGCCTATCTAGAAGATCAAGGTTTTGTCTTTGATGATTTTAATAATAATCTGGGAACAGTAACAAACTGGGAAACTAGTGCAAAAGAATTTGCGTTCTGGACTACACAGAACTGGGCAGAGGGTTCAGTGCTCAGTATAAGTCCTAGTGCTAATAAACTTATTTTCCAATCTCAAAATTCAGTGGTTGCTGATTTGACAGATAATTTTTATACCTATAGTGTTCTTCGAGTTGACGGACAAAAGTTAGATGAAGAATTTATAAAAGTTTATAGAAATGAAAATCAATTTGTAATCGAACCAGAAAATACCAACTATGGTATCTACGGAATTACTCTGCACCTAATACAGAAGGAACACGTAGTTGTCCTTGATAACAAGACTTTGTTTAATGATACCATCTACGATATTGAAGCAGGTTATCATCAAGAAAGAATTAAAGTTATAGGTTATATAGCAGCTGGTTGGACCGGAGGGTTTGAAATTAAAGGGTTCATCTACGACGAAGCTAAAATTCAAGAGTGGGAACCATGGACTGATTATAATCTCGGTGATATTGTAAAATATAAACAGTTTTATTATGCTGCCAAAGAAAGAATTCAGGGTGTACGTGAATTCAATGACGATACTTGGGTGATTTTAGAAGAAACTCCTAAATCTCAATTATTACCTAACTGGGATTATCGTGCTGAACAGTTTACAGATTTCTACGACCTTGATACTGACAATTTTGATGCAGGTCAGCAAAAAGTAGCACAGCATTTAATTGGTTATCAGAAACGTCAATACCTCGAAAACATTATTCAGAATGATGTAAGTCAATACAAGTTCTATCAGGGTATGATTATTGAAAAAGGCACGCAGAATGTATTGAACAAACTGTTTGATGTGTTAAGTGCTGACGGTCAAGAAAGTTTAACGTTTGACGAAGAGTGGGCTTTCCGTGTAGGGGAGTACGGAGCAGTTGATACCTTTGATGAGGTAGAATTTATTTTAGATGAAAATAAATTTAAAATCAATCCACAGCCGGTTGAACTAGTTGATTCAATTGATATTAACGAAAAAGATTTTGTCTACAGATATAAACCTACAGATGTTTATGTTAAACCTCTGAGCTACACAAATAACATTTGGCCAACTTATACTACTAATAGATTTTTAAGAACTAGCGGTTATGTAAGAGTTGAAGATGTTAAAGCTACAGTAAGATCAATAGCCAATGTTATTACTTTAAATGTAAATGATTTTTCTAACGGTGATTACATCTGGGCAGCTTTTGAGTCTAGAGATTGGTCAGTGTATAGATTTAGTCTGTATGATTTAAAAGTTAAAACAGTAGCCTATGAAAATTCTTCTAAACAAGTAACTGTAACATCCTTTGCATTGCCTCCATTGGCAGTGGGTGACATAATTGGTATTAAAGGAACAGAAAAATTAAATGGATTCCATAAAGTTACAGTAGTTAACGGTAATCAATTTAAATTTGTTAAAGACGTTCAAGGTTGGCAATCTTTTGCCGATGCAGATACTATTGTAACATATAAAGTTTTTAAACAACGTTCTCCTCACATTACTACTTTAAACTCTTATCTTCCGGATGAGTTTAAACCAAATGAATTAGCATGGATTGATAGTAATCAAGCAGGTAACTATATTGTTTACAAGAACAATCCTGTTTATAGAAAAGATAATTTAGTTAATTTAGAACCTGCAAATTCGTTTAATTTTGGTCGCTGTATAGCAATAGACGGATCTGGTAATTTAGCCGCAGTAGCTACAGCTGAATATGTAGCATTATATCAAAAAGGTTCAAGCGACAATTCTTGGTCATTGTTTGATAGAATTACCGATGTAGTTGCAACCACTTTAAAATTTAGTCATGACGGAAGTTGGTTAGCTGTGGGCGTACCAACACATGATTCTGACAAAGGCCAAGTACAGATTTATTTTAGACAAAAATCTGGAACATTTGAAATAAATGCAACATTAATAGGCCAAACAGCCGGTGATAAATTTGGCAGTAGTCTTGCTTGGTCAACTACAGGCAACGAATACAGATTGTTTGTAGCAGCCACTGGCTATACTAGCAATACAGGTAGAGCTTATTATTATAACTATACTAATGTTGGGTGGAGCGCAGGAACATCGATACCGGCACCAGCAGGTATATCAACAAATGAATATTTTGGATTTGATATTGCGTGTTCAAACACCGGAAAAATATTAGTAATTTCTGCTCCTGGAGATGGCCTAAACTCTGGACAGGTATTTGTCTATGAATTTAACAGCGGCTATACTAGCCCAGTATCTTTCCTAGGACTAAATCAAGAAAGGCTAGGCCAATCAGTGGCATTGTCCAATGACGGTCTTACTCTAGCCATCGGTGCAGCTAGGACAGATGTAAACGGAAAAGCTGATGTAGGCGAAATAAGAATTTACAAATATATAAACACAGGATTTGTACACGACCCGGCAGCTGGTATAGGGCAAGTGTTAAGAAGTCCTAGAGAATATAGATCTGAGCAATTTGGCACAGACATCGGATTTTTAAATGATGATAAGAGTCTATACTCTTATTCTGTAAGTTCGGGAATTGATGCTACGTTGTTTGATTCAAATTCAACTACATTTGATTCTAACTTAACTGTATTTGAAAGAACCTCTAATGAAAACAAGATTGATATTTTTGATCTATTAGACTCAACATTTATCTTTGGAGAAACAATCACTCCTACTTCTGATGCTGCGTTTGTTGGTTCTATTTCTGGTACAACACTAACTGTAACTGATGTTACGCTAGGTAGAATTGAAGTTGGTGCTACAATCTACGGAAGTAATCTTACGCCTGTAAAAATTATTTCTAACGGAACTGGTTTAGGCCTAACTGGCACTTATACGATTGCAGGCACAAGAACTTTTGTCTCAGGTTCGTTGACAGCTAGACGAATAGTAAATATTACAAGTATTTCTGGTTATAAAAATACTCTATTGCTGTCTTTTGCAGCAGAATCTGATATTGATCGAGTAGTATCTTCTATTAACTATACAAGCTCTGGTAGAGTATATTCGTATGTTAAATCTGCTAGCGAAAGCAGTTGGCAAAAACATTACGAACAAATACCAAGTGTTGACGTAACTAAAATTAAAAAAGTTTATCTATACAGCACAGAAACAGGTAAGCTTATTAAATACCTTGATGTAGTAGATCCTATCTACGGTAAAATACCCGGCATTGCCGATCAAGAAATCAAATATAAAACTTACTTTGATCCTGCAAACTATTCTGTAGGAACAGATTCTGTAAATGTTGATGAGACTGCAAACTGGACAAAGTCAGTGGTTGGTGCTCTGTGGTGGGATTTATCTACTGCAAGATTTACAGATCCTCAATCAGGAGATGTAAATTATAGAACAACTAATTGGAATGAAGCACATCCTTTTGCCAGCATTGATGTATATGAATGGGTAGAAAGTTCTATCCTGCCATCACAGTGGAATAAGTTATCTGGTACAGATAAAGGACTTTCACAAGGAATTACAGGCACTACAAAATATGACGACTCAGTTTATAGTGTAAAGAAACGATATGATTCGGTAAGTCAAACATTCAAAGAAACTTATTATTTCTGGGTAAAAAATAAAACCACAGTACCAAACGTTGAAGGTAGAAATTTAACAGCCCTTGACGTTGCAAAAATAATAGCAGATCCAACATCCTACGGATATAGCTACATTGCGTTTACAGGACCAAATAGTTTTAGTCTAGTAAATTGTAAAAAATATCTAAATGCTAAAAATGTTGCAGTTAATATTCAATATTGGAAATCTGAATATAAAGAAAGCAATTATCACAGCGAGTGGAAATTATTAAGCACTAACAGAAGCACTGAAATTCCGTATGCTATTGAACAAAAATGGTTCCATAGTCTAGTTGGTAGAGATGAAAATGGAAGATTAGTTCCAGATATTTCATTGCCTGAAAAGAAACGTTACGGTATAGAATTTAGACCTAGACAGGGCATGTTTGCCAACAGAATTGAAGCTCTAAAACAATTCGTTGAAAGAGTTAACATGATTCTTAAAGACAAGTTACTGGCTGATGATTACGACCTATCAGCATTACAGAAATTTGAAATGCAGCCAACGGTTGTTTCTGGCCTATGGGATCAAAAAATTGACACTGAAGAAGAATTAAGATTTGTACAGACAACTTTAATTCGCCAAGCTGTTATTACGCCAGTGTTGCTTAATGGTAGAATAGTTTCTGCCAATATTGTTGACTCTGGTAAAAATTATGGTAGACTAAAAGTTTACAAAGTTGATGTAAACAATGATCCTTTAAGTTGGTACGGTCCGTCATTGACAGTTACTGGCAGCGGTCAAGGAGCAGCACTAAAATCAGTTATTGATGCTGAAGGAAAAATTATTGAGATACTTATTGAAAACTCCGGCGAAGGATATTCATCTGGCACAAGAATTGTAGTAAGAAATTTCTGTGTACTAGTACAGTCAGATTCTACCAATAATGACACATGGACGATCTATACTTGGGATCCTATCAACAGAATTTGGAGTAAGATCAAATCACAAAGCTATGATGTAAGAAAGTATTGGTCGTACATAAACTGGTATGGTTCTTATACTGATCCTACAACTGGGATAGTAGAAACTTATAATGAATTTACAAAAATTGATTATCTAGTTAACAATACCTACGAACTAATTACTACAGAAATTCCTATTGGTAGTATTGTTAAAGTTGCTAATCTTGGATCTGGTGGCTGGGTGTTATTTAAAAAGATAGCGCAGTCTTTCTACCTCACAGAAAATAATTATGTTGTAGTTGGTAGACAGAACGGATCAATTCAGTTTAGTTCAAGTCTGTATAAATTTGCTACAAATACATTAGGATATGACGGCCCGTTATACGATACGTTTAGCTTTGACGGTAATCCAGAATCTGAATTAAGAATTATTCTAAACACACTTAAAAGTAAAATTTTAGTTGACGAACTACAGGGAGAATATTTAAAATTATTCTTTGCTGGTGTACGATATGCACTTACAGAGCAGATATACGTTGACTGGGCTTTCAAAACAAGCTTTGTTAAAGGGCAGCATAACGTCGGTGAACTCAAACAGAAAGTTACATATAACAGCGATAATCTTGAATTCTTTGAAGAATACATCAAAGAAGTAAAACCTTATAGAACAAAGATAAGAGAATTCGTCAGTAATTATAATGCAATTGATCCTAGTAAAACTTTTATTTCAGACTTTGATTTGTTGCCAACTGTTACTGAAAACTATCAAATTCAGAACAAGAGCATCATAGTAGGCGAAGATGGTGTTGTTACTAGTCAGACAACTAATTTAGATAATTTAGATTATTTTAATAACTTTACTGTAAAGAACATTGGATTTTCTTTAATTGAAATTAAAATTTTAGATGCCGGCAATGGGTATGTGACTCCGCCAGTGGTAAAAATAACAGGCGTGGGTGTAAGCACTAACGAAAATAATCAAAAGCTTGTTACAATAAATCCCACAGCAAAGGCTTATATTTCAAATGGTAAAATTAATAGAATTGAAATTACCAACTACGGTGGATACTTTAGTAAAGCACCTACTGTTGAAATTAAGGGTGGATTAAGTTCAACAGGTACGCAGGCAAAAGCAATAGCTGTAATAGGCAATCCGTTAATAAGATCAAATCAAATTACTGTTAAGTTTGATCGAATTTCTGGAACATACTTGTTAGCTGACCTAATTGAAAATGAAACGTTCTCTGGAAATATTATTTCGGGGTCAAAGACACAATTTCCTTTACGATGGAGTCCTGAAATAGAATATGGAAAATCGTTCGTAACAATTAATGGCGTAGAACTTTTACGAAGCGACTATAAACTATCTACAGTTACTTCAACTAACAGAGGGTATACTAGTTATTCAGGATTAATTACATTTACTTCTGCACCAGCAGCTGGTAGTGTTATCACCATTGAGTACACTAAAAACTTTAACCACTTGTCAGCAACTGATAGAATTAACTACTATTACAACCCTGTAACTGGTCAATTCGGAAAAGATTTAGATCAATTAATGCAGGGAGTTGACTACGGTGGAGCAACTATCAGTGGGATTGACCTAGGTATTAACTATGGCTGGAACGCAGTTCCTTGGGGTGTTGGTCTGTGGGACAATTATAATCCAAAATTTACTGATTACATTTCTACAGTTACACAATCTGGAATTACAGAGTTTAGACTACCGTATGTTCCATCAAATAATCAACAGGTAAACATTTACGTTTCTAGATTTAATGTTTCTTTAATTGATTCGATTACTGTGTTTAACAGTGAGTCTAACGCAGTAAAAATTGTAACACAAGAAGATCATAAATTAGATCTCGGCGCAACTATTATCATTGAAGGAATTGTAAAAGCCGATCCTAGCGACCCTGATCCTAACTGCAACGGTATTCATACTGTTAAACGACTTGTATCAGGCAAAGAGTTTATTATTATTTTAGAAAATACACCGCAACTAGGTATAGGTGGTTATGTTTGGGGTAACAAATACGATACTCCAGTGCGAATTGATGATCCTTACTATAATACTCCTTTACAGACAAATACAGATGCTGTAATGTTAACATTTACTGGAAACAATGCATTTGATATTATCAACGTTCCAACATCTGTAAATCTACAATTAAGAGAAATTCAAACTACGGTGTACGCTGGAAAATACGGTGACCGAATCATATTTAGAAAGCAAGAGTCAGATGGTAGCTATCCAATGGACGAAGACACCTACGATACACAGTTATCAGGCGGATTGTTTGCCAATGGTGCATTAACTAGTGCAACTGGTCTTGCACCTGACGACATTGTATTAGATGGAGATGATTTTGTTTCTGTAGAACGTAATGGCGGCACAGAAGAACTCGTTCCTGGGCAGATCAATGATACACTATCAGTTAAAGTATATCATAGACCTAGCGGCGGCTGTCCTAACATCATGTTTAAAAATCACGTAGCTGACGGTGCAAGCACGGGATATTTAATTGGTCAATATTTTGGTAACGCTACGTCAGTGATTGTTAAAATAGATGATCAAATTAAAAAAATTGAAGACGATTATACAATTAACTATCAAAATAACAAAATAGAATTTACAACAATTCCTTCAACAAATCAAATAATATCAATTATAAGTATTGGATTTGTGTCGTCTGACATGCTTGATACTGATTATTTTGTAGGTGACGGAGTTACTAAAGAATTTATTACTAAAGCAGGATGGTTTGCAACTGCTACCGCTATAGTATTGGTCAACGGTGAACCAGCAGAATATTCACTGTTCAGTACTGATGATGAGTACACAGATAAAATAGATCAATCTTGGAGATCAAGAGTTGGTATACAGTTTGCTACGCCGCCGGCAGTAGGTGCAGTAATAAATTATATTATTGATTCTGGCAACATAGAAAACAATGCTACGATTGTTAAGTCAGAAGAAATAGTATATCTAACAGGCCAGTCTACCTATAATCTTTCAAACAGAATTGGTACAACTAAACCTTATGATCAGAATGTGCTAGTAAAACAAGGTCAAAATTTCCTTACTCCTAGAGCAGCAGATTATTTTACTATGACTAACAATCTGCTGTCGTATAGTTTAAAAGATCACAAATATGATCCTAGTTTAATTAACACTAACGATGTAAAAGTTTATATTGACGAAAAAGAATTAGTACAAGGTCCAGACTTTAACGTTGAATTAGACTATACAATTTTTACCTATGAAGTTGAAAAAGATTCTGTTGTTCCTAACGGTGGCACTGGTTATGCAGTAGGCAACATTATTGATGCCGTTGGAGGCGACCAAGGTATTTCTGGTTCGCCTGTTAAATTAGAAGTTACACGTATTAATCAATTTACAGGTGAAATACAAGATGTTATTGTTGTAGGTTTAGGTGTATATGTTACACCTCCAGCAAGTCCGTTTGCAATCACAGGCGGCTCTGGTACTGGCGGCACAATCACTGCTAATTTTGTTGTACGAGCAAACCCTCCAAATATTACAGTAATTCTCAATCAGACTACCTACCAGGAAGGCAAAGATTTTGTTGTAGTAATAGATAACACTGGAGATTATACTACAACAACTAATTCAATTACATTTAAAAATACATATCCAAATCAAACTAAATTTGAAGTAATTAGTTTCTATAATCATAATATTTTAGATGTAGAAAGAACCGTTGATACACTAGTACCAATCATACAAGTTGCTCCGGGTACTCCAGACTTCTATGAGCTTGCTGGCAAACTAGGCGGTAACTTTAGACTGCGTAAAACTGCGGTGTCTGGAGATTTTGTGTGGGTAATTAAGAATAATAAGTTATTAAGTAACAATATCGATTATTATCTTGAAAAAGATCACATTACTATAAGGTTAAAAGATTATCTGTTAGATACAGACGCTGTTCAAATTATTGCCTTTACAAATACCGTAGTACACGAAAGTTTTGGCTACATGCAGTTTAAAGATATATTAAACAGAGTTCACTATAAGAGACTTAACAAAAACAAAGCTACTTCTTTAACAGAAAATCTATATCAAGGAGATAACACAATTTCAGTTGCTGATTCTTCAAAATTAGATGATCCGAATCCTGCTAAAAACATACCCGGAATTATTGAAATTAACGGAGAACGAATTGAATATTTTATCAAAACTGGTAACAAATTAAGTCAATTACGTCGCGGAACACTGGGAACAGGACTTCCAACTTACCACGAAGCAGGCAGTATAATCCAAGGTATTGGCGCTTCAGAAACAATTCCTTATAAGGACACCGAAGTAATTAAAACCGGTAATGCAATTGATGATCCATTATTATACTCTCAAGGTATACTTGAATTGCCTTACATACCAAAACTTAACGAAATTGAAGTGTTCGTAGGCGGAAGACGACTACGAAAATCAGAATACACAGAGTATCTTAATACTGAATACCCTTATAGCCCAGAAGGTGATCAAACAGTTGTTAAAGAATTTAACACCACTGGAACAACACGTTTACAGCTAACTGCGTTACCTATTAAAACATTAACCAACGGTGCAAAAGTTGAACTTAAGGTTGTAGTAGTTAAAAAGCAGGGCAGACTGTGGAATGATCTAGGACAGAGGTTAGCTAAATCTACTAATACAGTGGCTAATTTCTTAAAAGATACTCCGTCAGTTTGGCCAAATAAGTATCAAGATAAATATTAAAAGGAAATCAAAGTAGCAGTTTATCACGACAAAAACCGTAGTTTTTGATTTAACTAAATATAAAAATATTAGGAGTCTTTATTATGTCTCAAGCAGATACATTAAAAGTAGGCCAGCTTTACAGAGAAGCTAGCATTGATAGCGCAAGTACAGGTACACCATTCACTATAGCATGTAGGGATGCTGATGGAAATTTAAATGCAGGTCTTTTTCAGGGAGTAGCAACGTCAAGTCGTTACGCCGATTTAGCTGAAAAATACGTTGCTGATGCAGTCTATGAGCCCGGAATAGTTCTTATGTTCGGTGGCGCTCACGAAGTTACTATAGCAGCAGAAGATACTGCAAGAATAGCAGGAGTTGTTTCCTTTAACCCAGGATTTATTATGAACAGCCAGTTAGAATGTGCTGTAACTCTTGGTGAACATACCGCAGTAGTTGCACTACAAGGACGAGTTCCTGTTGGTGTTTACGGCGCAGTTAAAAAGGGAGACCTTATGATCAGTGCTGGTAACGGTCGAGCCAAAGCCGCTGAAAATCCAAAACTAGGTTCAGTTATTGGAAAAGCGTTAGAAGATTTTGATGGCGAAGAAGGTGTTATTGAAATCGTAGTTGGTCGTCTATAATTTAAAGAGTCTAATATGCAAGGTAAAGATCTATCAGGAATTCATATCGAAGGCCACATAAAGATTTTTGACCCTGTATCAGAACAAGTTTTTGTTAATAAGCGTAATGCTATTCATTATGAAAATATGAGTATTGCGCTAGCAGAAAGTATTGCTGATGCTGGTCAAGGATTTATAAATTCGATGGCGTTTGGAAATGGTGGTACTACAGTTGACCCAACTGGCATCATCACCTACCTCACTCCAAACTCAATTGGTACAAACGCAAGTTTGTATAATCAAACATATTCTAAAATTGTAAATGATAGATCTTCATCTAATCTAGACCCTACACGAAACAGAATAGAAACTAGACACGTTTCTGGAAAATACTACACTGACGTGTTTGTAACTTGCTTATTAGACTACGGCGAGCCCGCAGGACAAGATGCATTTGATAACACCAGCGACAATGAAAGTAGGTTTGTATTTGATGAACTAGGACTTGTAAGTTACAGTACAACAGGAAATCCAAGATTGCTTACACATGTTATTTTCCACCCTGTGCAAAAGTCTTTGAATAGACTTATTCAAATTGACTATACAGTTCGTATACAGAGTTTAACTGGATTGAATGAGGTACAGTAATGGCTTATAATATTCCGCGTTCAGATACAGCAGCTTACCCAGATGGTGTTACAGTTGAGGATCAAACACTCGACCAAACAACCAGTATTACATTTGTAGGAAAAAATTATCCAGAATTTGCTATTCCGGTAGGAAAAAATTTCCTACATCTACTTGAAAATTTTGCAAACAAAAATTCTCCTCCTAATCCAATAGTTGGACAATTATGGTACGATACAGATTCGGACTCAACTCCACCTCGCCCTCAATTAAGATTGTTCGACGGTACAAATTGGAGAGAAGCAGGTAATATTATTAAAGCTAATACTGCTCCGGGATCAGATAAAAGTGTAACAGGCGACTTATGGGTTGATACAACTAATCAGCAACTTTATCTATATAACGGTTCTTTATGGGTGCTAGTTGGCCCTGAGTTTAAAGGCGGAACTGCATCAGGTCTCAAATCAGAAGAGATTGATGATAGAGATACTAATACTAAAAGAACTGTTCTTACATTATACATAAACGGTCTACGTGTTGCTATTATTAGCAAAGACGAATTTTTTCCTAAATCAGTTATTACTGGGTTCGAAAAAATAAAACAAGGTGTCAATTTAACTACAGAAGACTTTGATACCGATGGTACTAATTCAGTTAAATTTTGGGGAATAAGTGAAAAATCTAACTCCTTAATTGTAGGTAATGATACTGTTCCTGCTGCAAATTTTTTAAGGAACGACCAGTCTAGTACTACTAACTTTCCTTTTAATATTCGAAACGCAGCTGGTGTAAGAATTGGTGACTCGTTAGAAACTACACTTATTTCAACAACTAACAAGCAGACAATTTTAGGAAATAAAGCACTAGGTTCTTCTATTGTATTAAGAACTACAGACTTGCTTAATGCACCTAAAGATGTAATTACAATTACAGGTTTAAGTCAAATTGGTATTAACAAAAGTAACCCTGACTTTATGCCAGCGCCCTATCAGAGCGAAAGAGCTAGTTTAGATATTAATGGAAATTTATTAACAAACGGACAAATTTATACCACTGACACTACTAATTCAACATCAACAATTACTGGTAGTATTGTAACTACTGGCGGAGTAGGTGTGGCTGGTAATGCTTATGTTGGTGGAGATATCAGTGTTACAGGACATCTCACAGTAGGAACTACTCTAGGCGGTGTTGCTATTAATGCTAGAACAAACGAAGCACATGATATTGGTGCTGACTCGAGTATTGTTGGCAGCGGCAACAAACGTTTTAGAAATATCTACGCTAAAAACTATTTTGGTGATAGCTTTACAGGTAGCTTTACCGGTAATGTAACAGGTAGTATCACAGGATCTGCAGCAAGATTAGCAGCTAGTACTGTTTTTAGAATGACCGGTGATGTTAACAGTACGTTAATTCAGTTTAACGGCAGTCAACCTACACCTACTAGAACACTTACTAGAGCACAACGATCAAATTTTACTGCAAGAGTTTTCACAGGTGCAGTAGATCATCAGTTTCAAGTAAACTGGTTTATCAGTGTTTCTTGTAGCAATTCACTGTTTAGCATAACCAATCAATCTATCACAGCTATTGGACAAGATATAACTTACGGATATTGGTTTGAATATACAACAGCGACTGCCGGCACTATTGCAGCAGCAACAGTTACAGGAACAGTGACTCCGCAGTCAGGTGGCGCATTTGTTACTACCATCAGCGATGATATTATTAATTCAAAAGAACCAGTTGCTGATTCTTTAAACAGTGATTATTTCTTGGTGTACAGACCGTCTTTGTCTCCACCATTAAGAAAAATAAGCAAGACTACACTATTTCAAAATTTAGGTACAGTTCCTCCGGGCGCTGTGTTTCCTTATGCAGGGTTAACACCTCCACCAGGGTATCTGTTGTGTGACGGCAGTGAACAACGCCAGTCTTTATATCCTGAATTATTTGCTGCGATCGGGTACACTTATAAATCTCAGTCCTTATTGCAAGGTTATCAAAGTTTTGCATTACCTGATCTCAGAGGACGATTTGCCATAGGTGTTGAAAATATGGACAATAATAATACTGTCAATATTGAAACATCTGTAACTTCTGCAACACGTAACGCAATTACTACAATCAGTGCTATCTCTGTAGAGTTAGTAGTTCAGAATAGTTTAATAATTAATGGACCGTTCCAGCTGGGTAAAGTTGTATTGGGTCACGGCCTGTTAACTACCAATGCTCCAGTTGTTATTACTTCTATATCTAATAACACTCCAAGTCCTGGATTTACAACTATTATATGCAGTTGCCAACCACAGCCGGTTACATACCCGTCATTGTCAGGACTGACACTTACTTCGCTAGGAAATATTGACGGTGGTGGTGGTGCACCAGTAGTACCTAGAGTACCTTCAGCCAATGCTCCTGGAATAGTAGGTGGATCAAGACAACAGACATTAACTGTAAATCAATTACCGCAACACTCCCATGATTTAATTGGTAGTGCCGGTAATCAATATTATGCTTTGCGATTTGCAGTTGGAGCTCCTGCAGATACCGGAGCTATAACAACTAACATTAACAACTCTCTTTCAAACGCTCAATTATTACCAACAACTGGCGATATTGATGTTGTCGGAGCAGTTGGACAACCGTTTGATATTATGAACCCTTATCAAGCAATTAACTATGTTATTTTTACTGGTAGGATTATATAATGGCTTATAAGATTAATAAAACTGATGGAAGCTTATTAGCAGATATTGTTGATAATGGCCTAGACACCAGTGCTACAGATTTAACATTGATTGGCAAAAACGTAGTTGGCTACGGCGAATACATCAATGAAAATTTTGTAAAATTACTAGAAAATTTTGCTTCAACAACCGAACCAAATAATCCAATTGTAGGTCAAGTATGGTACGACACTAGCGATAACAGATTAAAGGTCTACGACGGTACAGTATTTAGAATTGGCGCAGGTCCAATAGTAAGTAACACCGCCCCAATTACTCCAGGTCAAGGAGACTTTTGGATTGATAACGTTGAGAATCAATTATATTTTTATACAGGCGTGGGACAGTATCCTGCTGGTAAAATATGGAAAGACAGTCAAGGTAAGAGCGGATTTGATGTAGTAACAGTCTCCGACAGTCAGGGTAATCAACGTACTGTTACAGCACTTTGGTCTGCTGGTAAAGTCATGGGTATCTTTAGTAAGCACGAACAGTTTACATTAGTTGGACAAATTGGAGACTTTGCTGGTGTAATTAAACCTGGATTTACACAGGGCGTGTTTAATGATCCATTAAACGTATTTAAATTTAATACACGAGCTACTAGTGCCGATGCTCTAGTTTCTGCAACCGGCACACTAATTTCTCCTGCAGATGTGTTATTAGCTACACAAAATAATACCCTGTTTGGTACACTGTCAATTCAAAATATTAATCCTTTGAAGTTAGGTGTTAACCAAGAAAATACTATTTTAGTTGATGCTGCTACTTTTAGATTACAAAGTAACAGAAATGGCCAAGACATTAAGATTACTACACTTAATGCAGGCACACAATATGATGCTATTTCTATTGATGCAAGTTCTCAGTACCTAGGCGTGTTTAAAACAGTTCCTACCGCTACATTGCATGTTGGTGGTGATGCTAGGATTGACGGCAATCTTACAGTAACAGGTTCAACAACATCTATTACCACTAATGATTTAATTGTAAAAGATAAAAATATAATTTTAGCTGATGGAAATACTGATAGTGCTTTAGTCGACCTTGGTGGCATTGTTCTAAAAGGTGGAAATTTAATAGACGGTCCTATCAATCATGAATTAGTTTATAACTATACTGAAAGATCTTGGCATAGCTCAGAACATTTTAATGTTGCAGATACTAAAGAATACAGAATTAATGATGTAACAGTTCTTTCAGCAAACGTAATTGCTAATAGCATTACAAAAGCGGCAGGTTTTGGTATTACTGGTATTACCTCAGCTCCGGTGAGCAACGGATTTGTCAGCGATTTAGTTGACACAGGTTCTCAAATTTATACCTATAATATTACAGGATTAAGTTCTACTACTCAGTTTGTTGTTGGATCGTATATCACAGCTGATAGTGGTGGAGGTAATCTTGGTACAAACAACTATCATATAGTTACTGCAAAGACTAGTTCAACATTAGCAGTAACTGCCACTGGCGGAACAGTGCCAGCAGAAGGCAACATTAACAATGTAAGAACTATTGGTATTAAAACTATACATACTGCTAACCTTACAATTACAGATGACAAGATTTATTCTCGAGGCGACTTACAGCTTCTTCCTAGCACAGGACAAGTTGACTTACTAGGTTCTAAAGTTGTAGGCTCTGGCGTTATTACTATTGGCGGCGATACGGACGATACATTAGTTACTAAAAAGTATGTTGACGATTTTAATCGCCCTTGGATTTCTCAATCAGCCGATTATGAACTAGTTGTTTCTGATAGAATTTTAGCTAGAACAAGAAGTACAGGAGGTAGAGATTTTGTTCTACCAAGAGATTCTTTACGAGCAATTGGTAGTACTGTAAGAATTGTTGATGCTGATTCAGCATTTGACACAGACAATTTACGATTAATTCGATATAGAGATTATGACCCTGGGACCATCAGAGGCGTATCACCGAACGTTACAGTTCCATTTTCAAAATTAAATTTAGCTACAACAACTGATTCTATTTCAGGCGCTGGCCTTACTATTGATCTAGACATTAGTGTAGTTGGAATTTACTCTGAAGTTAATATTAATATTGATCCTAATAATCACGGTTATGCTTATAGAACTAACGACACAATAACCATTGACGGAGCACTAATTGATCCTGTAAGCGGCGTAAGTGGTGGGTTTAAAGACTATGTATTAGTGTCTGCAACTAACCCTTCTCCGGGCGTAACACGAGTTACAGTTGATAAAGTTACATATCCTAACTTTTTAACCGATCATCCAACTCCTGTCGGTGTTACATTTACCGGCGAATCAACGGTACTTACACCAACTAACTTTGTTGACACAGGCAGCGCATTTAGATTTGATGTAAGCGGCACATACAGTTTTGCACCTGGACTGGCATTTACTATGTATGATGGTAACGACCTGTCATTCAAACTAGTATTAGATATGTTGTTAGGTGCAGACGACGATGTTATCTTAAATGAAAAAGATACCGCACTTGGATTCATTTATACTGGCGGATCAATTGGTTGGAAATATTTAGAAACTCTTCCATTGCCTAACACAATTTTAGTAGACGTTGTAGGTAATTTAAGAGGTAACATGCTGTCAACAAACACGGGCGGAACAGTAATTAGTACTGTTGGTCCTGTGGCACAGTTTGTGGGTAATTTAAGTGGCGCAGTAACTGGATCACTAACAGGTAGTGTATCTGGAAACCTTACAGGAAATGTACTGACACCAGCACAGCCAAATATTACTAGTTTAGGAACGCTAACGAGTCTAACAGTATCGGGCGGTATTAACGGTAATTTATCAGGTAACGTATCAGGTAACGTAACAGGAAATATTACAAATCCAGCATTGAATGTAACAGGAACTAGCACACTTAATCTTATTTCTGGCACCAATGCTATTACTATTCGTTCTGGAGGATCCGGTCTTCGAATAAGTGCATTTGATAATACCAGCGTACAAGAACAGTACGTGATGCAGGTTACACCTGGTGCTGCATTTGGGCTACGACCTACTACTAATTTATTCGGTGATATTGTTATTTCTAACACTAGCACAAGTAATATTAGCGGTTCTAGTTTTAGATTACCAACTTATACAAATGCACAATTAGCGGCTAGAGTGTTTAATTTCTTAAATTATGGGGAATTAATTTACAATAGCGATGCTAATAGAGTTCAAGCCTATGTTGCTCCGGGCTCGTGGGTAGATCTGCACTAATGCAGTAAGATATAAATATATAAGATTAAGAGGTTAAAAGATGGCATATACCATAGATAAGTATAACGGAACTACTGTAGCTGTTGTTGAAGACGGAACTATCGATAGTACGTTAGATATTAAGCTTATAGGAAAAAATTACGCTGGCTACGGAGAAGCGCAAAATGAAAATCTAGTACACATGCTAGAAAATTTTGCCGGTCCTAGTGCTCCTCCGCGTCCTATAAACGGACAAATGTGGTACGACAGCTCTGCTAAAAAGATTAAATTTTATGATCAGAGCACTACTAAATGGAAAACTAGTGGCGGCTCAGAATCCAGTAGCAGCGAACCAACAGGGTTAAGTTCTGGTGATTTTTGGTTTGATACTGCTAATAATCAGCTGTTTGTGTACAATGGGACTAGTTTTGTACTAGTAGGTCCACAGGGATTATCAGGCGTTGGCACAACACAATTAAAATCAATTAAAGTATATGACACATCTAATAATCCATATGCTGTAATTGCTGCCTTTGTAGACGGCAAAGTAGCGTATACTATTTCTATGTCCAGCGAGTATACACTCAACACAGCTAGCCAAGATATTTTAAACGTAGGAAACGCAGGCGCTTTCACTGCAATTAAGAAAGGTATTACACTGGCTAACTTACAGCCTGAAGACGTAAGTCCGGGTGGCCCAGTACCTTCCATTGCATTTTGGGGTACTGCTAGTGCTTCTAGAAGATTAGTTAACAGCGCCGGTCAAACAAGAACCGCCGACGACTTTATTGAAAAAGGCACAGGTACAACTTCTTTTATTGGTCCACCAAATATTAATGTTAAGTTTGGTGACGTAGGTTATACTCTAGGTAACGATGATGATTTAGAAGTTAAAGTTTCAAGTAATGATGTAATTATTGAAAGAAAAACTTTAAATCAAGGTATTGACGTAAGATTAGCTGATAATACACAGCCTAGTAACCTTACTAAATTTAGATTCATAACAGCTTCACAAGCATCAGCAGCACCTTATACTGGACTAACTGCTCCAGCATTAGTTCCAGACGTTGCAGGAAATACTAATCTCGGAGCTCCTGGCGCAGTTTTTAACAAAGTTTATGCTAATGAGTTTGTTGGAACAACTACAAGAGCAGATGAATTAAAAGTTGGAGCAAACTATAGATCCGCTGCTGTTGATTCTGCAGGAGTTGGAACAGTTAACACAGTTGCAGTAAGAGATTCTTCAGGCAGACTTTGTGCTGCTGGATTTTTAGGCAATGCAACTTCAGCTACTACAGCAGTAACAGCTACTCAAGCTAACACATTATTGGTTGGTGCAAATTACAGATCAACTGCAATAGACACAGCCAGCAGTGGAACACCGTTTACGGTTCCTTGCAGAGACAGTGCTGGAAACCTTAATGCTGTACTATTCCAAGGTACTGCTACCAGTGCATTGTTTGCTGACTTGGCAGAAAAATATCTAGCTGATGATGAATATGAAGTAGGAACAGTAATGACTGTCGGCGGCGACGCTGAAGTTACAGCCTGTAGATTTGGTGACAGAGCATTTGGTGCAGTGAGTGCAAATCCTGCATATATGATGAATGCTGGTCTAGAAGGTGGTACTTATGTAGCTCTTAAAGGTCGTGTTCCTGTAAAAGTTATTGGATCTGTAAAGAAAGGCGACAAATTAGTAGCAGCAGGAAATGGATATGCAGGTGCAGCTAGAAATGTTTTAAGAAACACAGCTATATTAGCCGGCAATTTTCCAGATACGTTTGCTATAGCTTTAGAAACCAACGACTCTGAAGATGTAAAACTAGTTGAAGCAATAATATTGTAAGGAACATAAAATGGCAGGATCAGGAACAAGAGCAACGGCTCAAGATTATAATAATATCCAGGCTGTGATCTCATCAGTAATGGGGATTGGCACTGGTACGACAGGTTATGGTCAACCAATTGCAAGTAGCCCAGTGAGTCAAAGTACTACAATGACTTCTACTCAATGGGACCAGTTAAGGGACGATCTTACTAAAGCAAGGGTACATCAAACTAACACTGGAGTTTCTACTGCTAGTACTACCATTGGAAGCCCATGGCAGACCTTATTTGATGTTACACCGTCAACTGTGGTACAAGAAGCTATTCGACTCCAATACCAAGACTTTGCAGATAATGGTGTAAATGCTAACCGAGCAGTGGTTGCAGCAGCACAAACTACTTCGGGTGTATCTTTAACATCAACAACTAGGGGTACAAATTGGGGTACATCAGCTTTAGGGGCTAGCATTACACATACCGTCACCCTGACATTTGCAGGTTACACTTCAGGAAGTCTTACAGTACCAGCAGCAGATCATATTCGTTGTTTCTTTAACGCTGGCGGATCAATTCAGATTACTGCTTCTAGAACAGGTGCTGCCGCAACTACCAAAGACACAGATTGGACTAATATGTTAAGCGGCTTTGGTACTCTTAACTTTAGAGCATCTAGCACAAACATCACCGGGGGAGTTAATGCTGGCGGTAGCGTAGGATCTGCTGTAGGTTTTCAAACATTGACCATTGGCGCCGCAGCCAGTAATATCCTTACTCAATCTTCTAGCGTAACACAATATGCTGAAAATCGATATTTGGTTGGTGTAAGCAGACCTACTGCTAACACGTTGGCATTTACTATAACTTTCACCGATAATGATGCTGGCGATCAAACAGGATTAGGACCACCAGTTGACGAGCCAGTTACTGGAACTATAACTAGTTCTTGCCTATGTACAAGACCGTCGGGTGCTAACGTAGATGTTCCTGCACCAACTGGCTCTGCTACAGCACTTTAATACCAGTTTCTACAATATACTTGACAATTTTTAGATAAAATAGTATAATAACTATTAAATCTAGGAGTTGTCATGGATCCAATCGTCCAAAAAGCCTTTGAC